ATGTTTATAGTCCTGATGAATTAGTGGCTACAGCAATAGTCACTTATGTATTATCTAATTTAGATGTGGCAAATGCTGAATTATATGCTAATTCTTATGCTTTACAAAAAGACACTTTAAGACATTTAACTGAATATACAACAGGTGTTTGTTAATGCAATACCAAGAAATAATATATTTAGTAAGAGTTATACAAGGGGTTGATAGTATTGGAAATATATTACCAACCTCTGAAACTCAAACAAAGTGTTATGCAAAAGTACAAAGTGTAAGAACTAATGAGTTCTATAATGCAGTAGAAAATGGTTTGACACCATCATTTGAATTTGTTATTAAAAAACTAAATTATAATGGTGAAGAAATAATTGACTACAATGGTGAAAGATACCAATTAATTAGAGTGGTAGAACCAAAAAACAAGTTTGATATTGTTTTAGTTTGTGCTAAAAAAATAGGTGGTAATAGTATACACGATATTCACCCTCCAATAAGTGCTTAATTATGTCTAGTATTTTAGATATAAAAGAGATATTAAATGACTACTCTAGTGATATTCAAGATGCAATAACAGAAGAAGCTCAAATAGTTGCTAAAAAGGGTGCTGATACATTAAAAAATACTTCACCTAAGAACACAGGTAAGTATAAAAAAGGGTGGAGAGTAAAGACATTAAAAGGTAGAGGATATGTAGAATGTACTATACATAACGCAACCTCATACCAATTAACACATTTACTTGAAAGACCACATGTAATACGAAATGGAAATGGTACTTTTGGCATCTCTACTCCAAAAGTACATATAGCACCTGTCAATGATAGTTGTATTAATGAATATGAACGTGAAGTAGAAAGAATAATAAAAAATGGAGGTTAATGTATGATAGATTATGAAAACCTTTTCCTAATGTTAAAAACATTGAATATACCTGTTGCTTATGACCACTTTGACTCTAATAAACAAGTACAATTACCATTTTGCGTATATAGAGCTATTACTCCTGATGTATTTAATGCTGATGGAGTGACTTATTATAGACCATATAATTATGAAATAGAACTTGTTACTGAAAAAAAAGATATAACATTAGAAAAACAAATAGAGGACTTATTAACTACAAATAATATTCCATATGAAGTTGCTGCTGAAGTATGGGACAATGATGAAAAAATATATCATAACTTTTTTGAAATATAGGAGGTAAAAGTATGAATAAAGTTAAATTTGGCTTAAATAATGTGCATATTGCAAAGATAACATATGGTACTGATGATAATGGTTTACCAACAATAACATATGGAACACCATTTGCATTAAAAGGTGCAGTAAATTTAACTCTTGATCCTGAAGGTGATTCTGCTGATTTCTATGCTGACAACACTAAATATTTCAATGATGCTGCTAACAATGGTTATAGTGGCTCATTAGAAATAGCATTAATCAATGACACATTTAGAAGTGATATTTTAGGTGAAACTGTTGATTCAAAAGGTGCTTACATAGAAAATAAAGATGATACTATTGCAGATTTTGCTCTAGGATTTGAGATAGATGGTGATAGTGCTAATAGAAGATTTTGGTTCTATTCAGTTAAAGCACAAAGACCTTCAACTAGTTCACAAACTATTGAAACTAGTAAAACACCTGTTACTGACACATTAAATATTACTGCTAGTGCAAGAATTACTGATGGCAATGTTAAAGTATTTATGGAAAAAGCAGCAGGTAATACTTCACAATTCAATAATTTCTTTAATGCAGTATATGAAAAAACACCAAGTGCATAATAAATACTACTCTTTATGAGTAGTAAAAAGGACTAGAAAAACTAGTCTTTTTTAGTATTCATAAAAAAGGAGGTTAAATATGGCAAGTAAAAACATTAAAGGTATAACAATAGAAATAGGTGGCAATACAACTAAACTACAAGATGCTTTAAAAGGAGTAGATAAACAAGTCTATTCTTTAAATAGTGATTTAAAGGCACTAGATAAAGCATTAAAACTTGATCCAACTAATACTAACCTATTAGCACAAAAACAAGATGTATTAAAACGTAGTATAGAAGCAACCACTGAAAGATTAAATACCTTAAAAGAAGCTCAAAAACAAATGGGTGATTATAATAAACTTACAGATGAACAAAAGACATCATATAATCAATTAAGTTTAGAAATTGCTAAAAGTGAAAAAGCTCTTAAAGATATGAATAGTCAACTAAAAGAATCAACTAGTATTGATACTACTAAACTAACTAATGGACTTAAAAAAGTTGGTGAAGTAGCATTAGATGTTACTAAAAAACTATTGCAAGTAACTACTGCAATAAGTGGGGCTTTAACAGGTTTAGTTACTGCAGGTGTTAAATCTTATGCCAATTTAGAACAAAACCTAGGTGGTATAGAAACACTTTTTAAAGAAAGTAGTGATAAGGTACTAGAGAACGCAAAAAATGCTTATAAGACAGCAGGAGTAAGTGCAAATGAATATATGCAAGGTGTTACATCATTTAGTGCTAGTTTATTACAAAGTTTAAGTAATGATACTTCAAAGGCTGCTGATGTAGCAGATATGGCATTTAGAGATATGAGTGATAATGCAAATAAATTTGGAACTGATATGCAATCAATTCAAAATGCTTATCAAGGATTTGCAAAACAAAACTATACAATGTTAGATAATCTTAAATTAGGTTATGGGGGAACTAAAACTGAAATGGAAAGATTATTACAAGATGCTGAAAAGTTTAGTGGAGTTCACTATGATATATCTAATTTAAGCGATGTATACAATGCAATACATGTTATACAAGAAGAATTAGGTGTAACAGGAACTACTGCTGAAGAAGCTGAAAAGACAATTAGTGGTAGTGCTGCTTCAATGAAAGCTGCTTTTGATAATTTCTTAAATGGAAGTGGGAGTCCTGAAGCACTTGCAGATTCAATAACTAATTTTTTAACAAATATAAGTAAAACTATTTCACAATTAGCACCTTCAATATTAAAAGGTGTTACAAAATTAATAAAAAATTTAATTCCACAAATAAGTAAATTATTAATTCAACTAGTGCCTCAATTATTGAGTGCAGTTGAAGATATGATAAAAACATTATTAAACATGTTAACTCAAAATACTACACAAATATCTAATGCAGTAACAACATTTATAAATCAAATAATAGATTTCATAACTGATAATTTACCAATGATAGTAGAAGCAGGAATACAAATATTATTAGCATTAGTAAATGGAATAACTGAAAGCATACCAAAACTTGCTGAAGCATTACCTGAATTAATAACTACAATAATAAATATATTAATTGAGAATATACCTTCAGTGTTAGATGCAGCAATAAAATTGCTAATGGCACTAGTAGAAGCAATACCTGTTATTGTAGAGGCTCTTGTAGATGCTTTACCGACTATTATAGAAACATTAGTAGAAACTTTGATAAATGATACTCCAACTCTATTAGATGCCTCTATCAAGCTCTTAATGGCTTTAGTTGAGGCAATACCTAAAATATGTTTAGAATTAGCAAAAATTACACCTACTATCATAGTAACAGTAGTTAAGACACTTTGGGATAATAGAGATAAAGTATTAGAAAGTGGTAAAAAGGTACTACTAAGTATTAAAGATGGAATAGTAAACAATCTAAGTGAATTAGCTAAAAAGGTAAAAGAAATACCTGGTAAAATTAAAGATTGGGTAATAGAAGGCTTATCTAAAATAAAAGAAATAGGAACAAATATTGTTGAAGGTATTTGGGAAGGCATTAGTGATGGTTATGAATGGATCAAAGGAAAACTAAAACAATGGGTAGGAAATGTTACTGATTTCTTAAAAAAATGTTTAGGTATTAAATCACCTTCAAAAGTAATGGCTGATAAAATAGGTAAGTTTATGGGTGAAGGTGTTGCAGTAGGATTTGAAGATGCTATGTATAGTGCTGAAAGAGATATGGCAAATGCAATTCCTATTGATAGTCTAGTAAGTAATGTAAATGGTGCAATGAGAGGTTTAACTAGAGGAATCAATACATCTATTAATCCTCAAATTAATCCTAATATTACTTATGAACAAAATTACCAACTTATGACAAAAGCAATGAAAGAGGCTTTAAATGAAACACCTGTTATACTTGATGATAGAGAAGTTGGTA